ATGAGTAGGCAACCGAGATTAGGGTTCAAACAAGCAATAGAATATGTTTTAGATGTCTTGTGCTTTGCATATTATGTCAAATCAGATAATTTAGTTTCTGATTTTACATTTGATGAATTAGAGGGACTTTATTGTGATTTGTTTGATACAGGAGCTGCGCCACATAGAGCGCAGGAAATAGGAATAACATATTCTATGGGTACTGAGGTTGTTTATGAGGCTATAAAAAGGCGTCAAAGGGAAACGCAAGGGCAAAATGAGGAAAGAAAATGATCTGGACAACAAAAGATAATAAAAAAATTGAAATAGCTGAATTAACAGATAGTCATTTATTAAATATTTTGCATTTTATTGAGAAAAAGGCAGACAAAGGGACGGTATTAATGACAGGCGGAGGAACAAGTTATGATGTTGATAGTTTTTATTGTGATGCTCGGCTTATAAACGGACAGGAAGTGTTAGATTATTATAATTATAACACTTTGTTAGAAGAAGCCAAGAAACGAAAGTTGAAAAATAAGAATAAAAGAATGTAGGAGATATTTAAAATATGAGCCAGGCTGAAAAATTAAAGTTTTTCGTATAAAAGGAGGAGCAATTAATGGACGATAGAAGCAAAAAAATCAAAGAAGAATTACTAAAAGGAAAATCTTTTAGGAAAATAACCAAAAAATATAAAATAGGCACTTCACAGCTCGCTAATTTAAGAGATGATTTGAGAACAGAATTAAAAGAGCAAGGAAAAGATTTGGAATCTATTGTTAGAACTGTGAGGCTCGCTAAAGAGTTACAAAAAAATAAAGATAAAGGTAGAATTGACCGTAAAGCATTTAGAGATTATGCTCGTATAGAAAATTCTATTGGTGAATATGATAAAGAATTGGTGAAGATATTTAAAACATACAAATTGCCTAAATTTATGTATGAAAAAAATAAAATCAGATCAACGAAAGCAGTGGGTTTTGCCCAATTAACGGATTTACATTTAAATGAAATAGTTGAATTATCAATCAATAGATTCGATTTTAGTATAGCTTCTCAACGGCTTAAAAAGTATGTTGATAAATCTAAAATTTATTTATTGAGTCATAATGTGAAAAATCTTTTGGTGGGATTTACAGGGGATATTTTAAATTCTGACCGAAGAGATGATGAGCGTTTATCTCAAGCAACAAACCGAGCCAAAGCAACATTTTTAGCAGTTTCATTATTAAGACAATTGATTGTGGATTTTGCTAAGGATTTTAATGTTACCGTGACAGGAGTCGTGGGTAATGAAAGTAGAATACCACAGGATGTAGGATGGACTAATTCAGTTGCAACTGATAATTATGACTATACAATTTTGAATATATTAGAAATGTTTTTTGAAAACAGCAATATTAAATTTATAAGTCAAGGAAATGCTATTGAAAAAGTTGTAAAATTGGCAGGACAAAATGCTTTGTTAATTCATGGAAATCAAATTAGTAAAAATAAGCCAGAAGAAGAGGTGCAAAAAATAAAAGGGAAATATACAGCAAAAAATATCATAATAAATTTTATAGCTTTTGGACATTATCATAGCAGTATAGTTGGAGACACTTATACCAGAGGTAGTTCATTAGTTGGAGCCAACGCTTATTCAAACAGTAGTCTGGAGGTTGAAAGTAGAGCGTCACAGCCGTTACACATCTTCTATAATAACGGAAATAGAGATAGCATTAAAATTGATTTGCAAAATATTGAAAAGGGTTATAAAGGATATAATATTAATGTTGAATTAGCTAAGTATAATGCGAGGTCGGCGAGTGAAATTGAAAAGAAAATTATCGTAAGTGAAATTTGAGCGAGGGAGGATAAAAATGGCAACGAAAACTGTAAATTCTGATGATGGGAATAGTTATATTATAGGCGAATGTAAACGCTGCAAAAATGTAACAGTTTTGAAGAACGGGTATTGTATGAAATGCAATGAAATTTTAAAAAATAGCAACTTGCTTAAAGATTTGCCAAAGGGGTTTGATAAGATATTTGGGGAGTTTTAAGATGAGAATAAGTGGATTTGGCATACCAAAATATGGTATAATATAGTTAGAAGGAGAAATATAATGAGTAAAAAATTAGAAAATGAAGTCGCAGATTATTCACCTTATATTAAAAAATTAATTGAGAAAGAAAGGGCGTTTAAGGAAAATCATCCTATTCGCTTAAAATTGAGAAACTTGCGGTATAGCATAAAAAGAACTTATATTGCTTTCATAGATTTTTTCTTATACGATATTAAGGCATATTATCAACGAGTAAGATATGGGGTTGCTCAGAGAGATGTTTGGGGTTTTGATTATTACTTGGCAAATGTTATTATTAGAGGATTGAAACAATTAAAAAGTGAAATTAATGGGTGCCCTAATGAAGAAAAAATGACTTTAAAAAAATGGGAAACAATTTTACAACAAATGATTATTGGCTTTGAAACTCAACTAAAAGTTGATGATGAAGCAAGGGTTCGCACAAAAAAAGAAGAAAAAATTATAAGCAGAGGATGGCAATTATTTGTTAAATACTTTAATAGTTTGTGGGATTAAAAAGATAAAATGAAATTAACATATATTAGTACTAATTTAAGACGATATACTTTTGAAAGCCCAAAGATAAAGAAATGGGTTGAAAATAGGAGTAAGGGTTTAGTTTTAAATTTATTTGCAGGCACAACCCTATTAGATCTAAATGAAATTAGAAATGACATAGATGATGAAGCGGTGGCTGAATATCACAAAGATGCTTTAGTATTTGTAAAAGAATGGGACGGTAAGAAGTTTGATACTATAACACTAGACCCTCCATATTGCTACGATAAAAATACTGAAATTTTAACTGAAAATGGTTGGAAATTGTTTAAAGATTTAGAGAGAAATGAAAAAGTGGCTACATTAAATCCGAAGACTAACTATTTAGAATATCAAAAGCCAACCAATTATATTAACCAAAAATATAAAGGAAAAATGATACAAATCGCTTCTGGAACTATTGATTTAATGATAACCCCAAATCATAATTTATATATCAGAAAAAATTGGAAAACTAATGTTTTTAAATTAATAGAAGCCCAACAATTAAATTTTGGTTGTAATTTTAAAACTGATTGTAAATGGAAAGGGGAGAATAAAACATACTTCACTTTACCAAAAGTTTCTTTTGTGCGACACAATAGATATAATCAGATGTATGCTAAACCAAAAAAAATAAAAATGGTTAATTTTTTAAGATTTTTAGGATTATATTTAGCGGAGGGATGTGTTGATACTAAAGGTACAGATTATCGCATTAGAATTGCTCAAACAAAAAAACCAAATAGAATTATTATTCAATCATGGTTAAACGATTTAGGGTATAATTATAATATAGAAAAAAACGGATATTCTATTTACAATAAACAATTATGGAGTTATTTAAAACAATTTGGCAAGACAAATGATAAATTTATTCCAAAAGATATAAAAAATTTATCTATGAAACAACTGGGATTTTTATTAGAAGGTTTAATGTTGGGCGATGGGCATCAAAGTAGAAAAAATATATATAACAAAAAGTATAAAAGATATTATATGGATTCTCATAAAAGTTATGCTACTACATCTAAACAATTAGCAGATGATGTGTCGGAAATAGCTTTTAAGTGTGGTTATCGGTGTTATAATCAACAAATAAATGGAAATCATGGACGTTGTTATGTAATCAATTTATCAAGAAAGAGAAGATTTCCCTTAATTAGAAAAAAGAAAATAGGTAAATATATTAGAAAAATAGACTATAATGATAAAATATATTGTGTGGAAGTCCCGAATCATATTATTTATATAAGAAGAAACGGGAAGCCTTGTTGGTGTGGGAATTCATATAGAAAATCTATTGAAATGTATAAAGGAAACTATACCAGCAAATTTAAACTAATCGCTGATGAATTACCAAGAATTTTAAAACCTAAAGGTATTGTAATTAGTCTTGGATACCACTCAACATTTTTAGGAAAAGTAAGAGGATTTGAAAAACAGGAATTGTGTGTATTTGGACATTCTGGCAGTCAGCATTGTACTATTGCTATAATAGAACAGAGAATAAAAGGAGTAAAAAATGCTTTATCCGAAAATCTACACAATATTTAAAAGAGAGGAATCAGGCAAAAGAAATGTTACTCCAATGGTCAATTCTAGTCATACTATACAAGCATTGAATTTGATAAAGAGCATTATTGTTGAGGAAAAAATTGATGGAACAAACTCTAGTTTAAAAATAAACTATGATTTTAATGACGGAATTAATTATAGATATTTTGGCAGGCAACACGAGATTTCAAATCAACCCGATTATAAAGATAATAATTATATTAGACAAACAATTGATGAAGTGATAGATTTTGCGCAGATAAAAGATTGGTATATAAAGAATTTTGTTCAGACTCCAAATCCAAAAGATAAAGAAGAGAGAACCGAATTTCCCGAAATAACTATATTTGCTGAGTGCTATGGTTACGGGATTCAAAAGCAGAATTATTTATCTAAAGGCGAAAGAGATATTAGAGTTTTTGATATTAGAATAGGCAATTCTTGGTTATCATCTGATGATAGAAATAAGGTTTGTAGAGAACTTGGTTTAAAGGTTGTTCCTCGCTTATGTGTATTAAATTCTTTCCCTACTTTTGAGGAAGCATATGATTTGCTTTTCAAAACATATCCTAAATCTGTTGTAGCAAAAGAAAACGGAAACGATATGTTTTTGGAAGGGTTTGTACTAAAACCTAAAATAAGTTTGTATACTAATAATTATAGACGAATATTAGGGAAAATAAAACGTTCTGATTATTTACTAAATAAATTATGAGAATATTAACTGCTAAAAAACTTAAAACTGATCCAAAGTGGGGGAATACAATAAAAGAACTATATTTGAAGAATTTAAGTATTCGAGAAATTGCTAAAGAAATGGACTGTAGTTATGAGACTATTCGCAAGGTATTAATTTTTATGGAGACAAAAATAAGAAACTACTCAGAAGGAACAAGGTTATATAATATACGACATCCAGAAAAACTTAAAAAACGAATTAATGATTTAAAAATCACACTAAAATCTCCAATAGTAAGACAAAAAATGTCAAATGCTAAAACAGGAAAATCAAGCAATAGTACAGGAAGAAATTGGAAAATAAATAAATCAAAAATAAAAAATATGTGTGGTAGACCGCCGCCAAACAAAATAAAAAATATTATAGAAGATGATATTATTTCAGGGAGAATATTTAATTTACATTTTTGGAGAGATTTTAGAAAAAAAATATTAGAAAGAGATAATTATACTTGCCAGATTTGCGACAAAAAAGCCAATTGTATTCATCACAAAAAAACAAGGAAACAACATCCGAAATTATGTTTTGTTGATGAAAATGTAATTACAATATGCCGTGCATGCCATATAAAGATTCATATGACAAAAGATAAAAAGATAAAAAGAAAGGATTTTGAATGAAAAAAGAAAACATTGACTTATTTGATAAAACCATACATGAGGTAAAGTATTTGATTGCCGATATTGCTAAAGAGCGAAAAGAACATCATAAGAAACTTGATATTTTAATGCGTAAACATGATATAAAGATTAATAAAATGATTAAAAATAGCTTAAAAGTAGTCAACGAATTATATGAACTTTATGGAGATTTAGATAATGAGGTTTGAATGAAAATAATATCTAAAATTTTTGACCTACAAAAAGAATTTTTTATGAATAGCGGGTTAATTTCAACTGATTTGCACATAGATATTAAAACCTATAACAAATTATTAAAAGAATATAATACTTATATCAAAAAAGCAGGCGGGCTTCCCGATATTAAAGAGTTGCAATATATATTTGGATTGGAAATCATAATGCATTTGTCTAAAACCAAAGTATTTGAAGTAGAATAAAATATAAATATATTCTAAAGCAAGGAGGGCAACATCGCATATTCAAAAAGAACCAAGACTCAAAGAAGAACCGAAAGAGATCAGACCTTAAAAGAACGCAATAAAAAATACCGTAAAACCAAATGGCTTAAAGAACGTGAAAAGTATGCTAAAGATAAAAAATACCAAGAAAAGCAAGCTAAAAGAAAAGAGGAACTTCAAAATAAAGATGGATATAACAATAATATAGACATAGGTATAAAGAAAAAAGAAGCTATCAGAGAAAATAAAAAGAAAAGAATTAAAGAATCAAAGAGAAAAAGGTATAATGTTTAAAATAGAAACTGAAAAGTAGGAGGATTAAATTTGAATACATTAAATGATTTTTTTATGTCAATAGACTTTTCAAACAATCGGCTGATAGGAGTAATTCCAGAATGACAAGAAAAGAAAAAGGAACTAAATTAGAACAATATATTGCTAATAAACTTATTGGGTTTGGCGATAAGTTTGCTCGTCCAACAAGAGGTTCTGGGAACTCAACGGAAATAGGCGATATTTATAGTAAAGATTTTTTTGTAGAATGTAAGAGTAAAGATAAAAAAAATATAGTTATGGATAGGCTTATTATACAACACCTAAAAGATCAAATACCAATAAATAGTGACAGGGTTCCTTTTTGGGTATATGAAAATAAATTTGAGGAAAAATATATTATAATAGATGCCGATAATTTTTTTAGAATTATAAAGAAATAGTGGATATGGCACATTATAATATGTTATAATTGAATATAGGAGATAATAGTATGAGTAAATTGAAGAATGTTTTACAAGATTTTAACAAGAAGTATGGTAAAAATACTGTTTATTATGCCAAGGATGAACCAGAGAAACCACATTTACCATTTGGGGTAAAAGAGATAGATGACTTTGTTGGGGGGGGTATATTGGGAGGTAATTTTACTATTATTTATGGGGCTGAAAGTGTTGGAAAGTCTACTCTAGCATATACACAAATAGCAGAATTACAGAAAAAGAAATTAGTATGTTGCTTGCTAGACTTAGAACATTCATTTGACCCAAAATATGCTAAGTTATTGGAAGTTGATATAGATAAACTAATATTGATAAGTCCTAATAATGCCGAGGCAGCAATGGATATTACTATAAAATTATCAAAAGAAAAACTAGTAAATTATATAGTTCTTGATAGCGTTCAGGCTTTAACTCCTTTGGGTGAAAATGAAACCAAAAAAGGTATTGAAAAACCAATGGAAAAAGATGAGATGGCGTTATTAGCTCGAAGAATGGGAAAGTTTTTACGCAGAACAGCAAGTTTTGTTTATAAGGCCAAAATAGGTTTTTTATTTATAGGTCAGACTAGAACTCAAGGTATCGGAACATTTTTTACAAGACAGGGTTTAAGCGGAGGGCATGCTTTAAAACATTGGGCTTCTTTGATATTAAATATTAGACATGGTATGAAAGCAAATGCGCCAAAAAAAGGTAAAAAAATACTTGGCTTTCAAAGTGTAATAAAGATAGAAAAACACAAAATAATTGGTTGCTCACAAATGGGATCTGAATTATCTCTAAATTTTTATTTTGATTGTGGATTCAAACAAAAGGAGAGTAGTAATGGTAGTTGATAAAATTAATCAATATTTGAGTTCAAAAAATTTTACTATAAATGATAGTATAAAATATGAGGTAGAAAAGTTAGCAGGCTATACTTTTCAAAGACAATTTATGAGTGATAATGAAAAATCGCCAGAAAAAACCCTTAGACTTTCAAGCGCAGGTAAATGTCCTCGCCAACAAGCATATAAATATCATGGTTATAAGGTAGCAGGCAAAGAAATTGATGGTAGGGCTAAAATAATATTTTGGATGGGCGATTTGGTAGAAATAATTGTAACAGATATCGCCGTATTGGCAGGAGTTAAATTATTAGCGACTGGCTTTAAACAATTAACTGTTAAATTTACAGTTGATGATACAATTATAACAGGCCATCCAGATGGGCTTATTATGAATAATGGAGAACTAACATTATTGGAAGTAAAATCAATGAGTGATTATGGATTCAAAAAATTCGAAAAAGGAGATATAGATGATAGTTATATTGCTCAAGTAAATACTTATATGGCCTCTTTAAATCTTAAAGAAGCTCTTTTTGTTGCAATAAATAAGAATAATGGTATGTTGGCCGAAAAAATTGTTAAAAGAGATGATAAAATAATACAAAACATTACAAATAATTTTAGAACAATAATCAACTCTACAAAAGAAGATTTGCCTGCAAGAATGTTTGGAAAACCAGACAGTAGGGGATTCTACCCTTGGCAGGATTTATATTGTCCGTATTGGCAGACTTGTTTGCCAAACGCAGAAAAGGTATTGTCGGGCAAAGCATATAAACTTAGAATCCCTAAAACTAAAAAAGTGAACAAATGAAGATAATTGGATTAGACATAAGCACAAGCTCCACAGGTTACGCAATATATGGGACTAAATCTAAAAAATGGAGTTTTGGTAATTTCAAAAAGCCCAATAAAATAAAAGGCATTTCTGCTATGTTATGCCAAGCACAAAAAATTAAGAAATTAATAGATGGGGAAAAACCAAATATTATAGTTATTGAGGATACATTCATGAAAAACAACTTTGCTACAGTTAAACTTTTGAATGAATTAAGAGGCTGGGTAATAGTTGAATGTTATTTTAAAAACATTACAACAGAAATTATAATGGCCTCATCTGCTCGCCGAATTGTTGGTATCAATACTACTTTACCATCTTATAATAAAGAAATCAGGGAAGCGAAAAAACAATATAACCTTAAATCAACAAAAAAGAACAAATCAGAAATTGATCGACAGAAAAAACTTAAAAATGGCAATTATGCTAAAAGAAAGAAAATGATTATAAAACAGTTACAGGACAAGGGATTTAAAGTAGACCAAAATGATCAAGCAGATGCAATAGTATTGGTTTTAGCAACTATAAAAAACAAAAAATAATGTCGTACTCGCATAACAGAATATGGTATAATATAGTTAAGAGATATGAAAAACATAAATAAACAAATTGAAGAAATAATGTCATACCTGTCCAACACATATGCATATAAACTTAAATGTGCTTATTTGGACAAAGGAGATTTATACAATGATTTGTTTGTATTGTATTTATCAAAAAAAGAGCAAGAACATTCTTTAAACGAATGGTTTATAATATTTAAGAATTTCTTAACTGACAAACAGAGGAGAATAATTAATGAACGAAAAGCCGTTGATAAACTACGAAAGGAAGAAAATACTTACTAATCAAAAAAGTATACTGAAGAAAATGAAGGCATTTTTGCCAAAAGACCTATGGAAATTATGGAAATTGTATTTAAAGGGTTCTGGTTTTTTGAAAATAAAGAAAAGATTAAAATTGCTTCGCCGAGAAGATGTCGCTTATAGTTTGATTCGACTGGGTGAATTTATAGCCTTTTTTAAGATAGAAGTATTGGGGTATGATACAAAAATATTAAAAGAACATTTAAAAAAATGGAGGAACCAGAAATGACCAATAGATATATAAGTTCATTAGCAAGCGGCGGAAGCGGAACAGAAGAAGATTAGGTATAATAAAACTAAAAGGAGGATGTTGAGATGACAAATTTAACCCAAAAATTTGAGTATGAAGTAAGAGGAAAAAAATATGTAGCTTATCCACTATCTTTGGATCAAACGGAGGAAATTGAAGTTCAGTTGGCCTCTTTAGAAAAAGTCAAGGACAATAACAAAAAAATAAAAGAATGTTATGTGGATGTTATTTATATGATTCTGAAAGATTACAATGAGGGGATAACAAAAGATGAGATAGCAAAAACATTTCCTTTAAGTGGTATTCTGCTTATTTTGAATCAGACCATTATAAGTAAGAAAGAAATAGAAGAGTTAGTGAAATAATAATGAAAACATCCAAAGAAGAACAAAGAAAACGAAGAAAAGAAGTTGCCAATTTGGTTAATAAGGGCAAAACTTTATATCAAATAGCCAAAGAATTACACATAGCCGAAACCACAGCGAAAAAAGATATGAATCATATTGTGGCATTTAGAAGCAAAATGCTTTTAAATCACCCAAAATTAGCACAACAATATGTGGCAAATGTAGAGGCGTTAAGACAGGAAATACATAGAGTTAGAGATGAGTATTGGGAAATGTTCAATAATTTAAAAGAAGATTGTAATGGGTCGAACCCGCCAAAAAACTCCTTTGCTATGAAGTTAAGTGTTTTAAAGAATATAGTGGATAGAACTGAAAAAGAAGTTAAAATACTTAATTCGTTCAACCCAAAAAATCTTATTATTAACAACAATATTTCTCTTGGTGATATGAAAAAAATACTGGAGGCCACAAAATCTATTATTGATAATTTTGTACCAGAACAGTATCGAAATGAAGCAATGCAGATAATGGTAAACTTAGATATAAAGGCGAGAAATGGTGAAACTATTATAGATGCTGAGGTGGCGAATGAATAATTTTGAAGTAAAACTAAAAAAATTGGTAAGGGAATATCTCAATAAAAATATTAATAGTATTGATTTTGCGGTTCAGAATATTTTAACTGCTACAATAAAAGAGTTTTTAGAACTTTACTCTGATACTATGAGTATATCAAAACAAGATTTTGAGGCTAAAATATATCATATTAATGATTTTTTCAATGTATGTAGAAGAGAGGTTATACAAAAAATAAAGGAGGATGAAGAGAATTAAGATGAAAAAGAAAAAAATAAACAAAAAAGAAAGGATAGTTGATCCAGAACAATATTATCAGGAGAAAAGTTATGCTGGGGTTAGTGATAGTGATTCAGTTTATCTTCAAAAATCACCAGTTTTTACTGTTAGCGAAATAAAGGATTTAATAAAAGATGATTTTTGGATAAACTCATGTGTTAACACTATAGCTGATGAGGTAGTAAAATATCCATTAACAGTTCAACTAGAAAAAGGAATTAAATCAAATAATCATTTAAAAGAACAGATAACAAAAATAAATTCATTTCTAAAATATCCTTCTGATGTTGAGCCATTCTTTTTAATTCGCAAAAAGTATATTAAAGATATGCTAAGATATGGAAATGGATGTTGTTTGGTAGATTATAAAAACAACACGCCTTATAAGCTCAGAACTGTTCCTGGATATACTGTTGGTGTAACAACCAAAGAACCACCAACTTATGTATTTAGAAAAGCAAAATTATCCGATACATTACTAACAAACAAAGATGGAAAAACAATTGAGTTGACTAATAAACAAGTTATGCACTTTCAAATAGACGCCGATAGTGATTCTCCTTTAGCAAACAGCCCCTTAAATCCATTGTATTATCATTTGGGCAGTGATATAGAGCTTATTAAAAGAGTTATGTTAACTTCTAAGAAGGGCGGTCTATTGCCATCTATAATGGGGGTAGAGAGAGCCGAAAAAACAATTTTTAAATCTTTTTTGAAATGGATGAACAAAGAGTTAGAAAATGGTGCTGCCGTAACGGGGCTAAATAAAAAAATTGTTGTAACTGAATTACCTCATTGGACTGGAGCAGAAACTATAAATATGTTCAGATGGTTTGGAAACTGTATAGCAACAGCATTTAAAGTTCCCCCGTTTATGCTGAATTTAGTGGAAAACGTAGGTAGTTTAAATGCCAGGGAACAATACAGTAGATTTCTTGAAAATGTGGTAGAACCCATTTTAAAGTATGAAAGTTTTTTGTTTAGCTTAACTTTGGTAAAAAAAGGATTTTTAGCAACAAAATTAGAAATAACCAATCCTATGATTGCGACAAAATTGAATTACAGTAGAGCTAGAATAGCAAGAACGTTATCTACAAAAGATCAAGAAATATTTACTATTGATGAAATTAGAAACGATATCTTTGGTATGGAGTCAAAACCAACTATTATAGAAAAACAAGAAAAAAAATAACGATGAATATTTTTATTTTCGAGCATTTAGTTAAAACAGATTTACCTCAAGTATTAGATGAGTTAACAGAAGATATAAATCTTTCTGAGCAATACAATTCTTTGTTAAAACACAACAAGATAGACAATGGCGAACTGATTAAAGAAAGTTTGGCTGTGGTGTCTGGGCTTTTTGGTATTTTTACTACAGCCTTGGGAATTGTAGAAACAGAGAAGCGAAATAAAGAATTGCTTATTATAGTAGAGTTAAAAAAGAAATATGACAAGTCACCGCTTCTTGATATCAGAGGAAATAAAAAACCATTTAATATTTCTTTTGCAAGTAAGCAGGCTGCGTCAAGGACAACAAATTTACGACGTGTAAGGAATATTATTCAGAATTATAAGACTATGAATGAAAAGAATATTTCAACATTACAGAGTCTTTTAAGAGCGCAGATAATAAACAAAAAATTGAACTATCAAATAGATTAGTATAGCAAAATATGGAATACCCGAAAAATTAGTTGGGTTTTATTAAAATAGGCTCTACAATGCCATTTAAACGCCACAGGAGCCAATCTGAGCGTAGTTTGGGGGATGTGCGTAGTTTGTATGGCTTTTTGGCTAAAGTGGCTTAAAATGGATTTCTGGTGATATAAAAATTTATAATATATAGAGATGACACTATTAGAGTAATAAAGGATATTGCAGATTATAACAAAGCGTGTGAACTAGCGGATAAACTTGTTAGTTCTATAAATCTTAAACAAGTTAAAGTAAAAGAAATTAAATAAAGGAGGAATAGTGCAAAATATATTATCCGAAAAAGAACAAAAACTTTACGATTTCATTAAAAAGAATGTAAAGGATGCAACAATTGATGCAATAACAAAAGAATTGGGCAAAGAGTATATCGGGGCAATAGGCAAACTAATTTCTAAAAAATTAATAAAGAAGGATAAGAAACGAGGAAATGCCCCTATAGTAAATACATCTACTTATGTTAATCTTCATAGCACTAAATATATTAAATTTTATAGTGTAGTTGAAAAAGAGGGAAGCTAAAATGATAAAAGAATGGTTACACGAAATAAATATCCATACTTTCGAATTAAAGAATAAGTTAAATGATTTATCCAAACAAAGTTGGGAAATGTATAAAATTTGGAAAGCAGGTTATGATAACTATGAAATACTTGCTTATAAAAATATATATAGTGAGAAAGAAAAACAATTTTTAGCAATTGGAGGAATATACCCAAAAAAGCAGAATGTAACTGGCGAAGCAGAACATTATGAGGAAATAAAATGATTTGTGATAAATGTGGTTGTAAAATAGAGGGAAAATTGGTAGAAATCATAGAATGTCATACTGTTGATGGAATAGACCATTTAACTGAATTTGATGATAAGGCGTATATTTATAGGTATTGTAGAAAATGTTGGGATGAAATGATGATATTTTTAATATCGGAGGGAAAATTATGAGTTCAACTAATCGAAGCAATGCAAGGGATTTTCATATTTCGGATTATTATAAAACTCCAGTAAATTCTATATCAGATTTTATAAGAGAATTTCTTATAGATTTTGGAGATACCCCTCTTTGTTTTACAAATAATGATAAACTAATCCTCGACCCTTGTGCAGGGGGTAAATTACCAGAAAAAGAAGGAATGAGTTATCCAGAAGCATTATTAAAAGATACTTTAGTTGATTCAGATCATATAACAACAATAGATATTAGAGAAGATTCAGAAGCCCAAATAATAGCAGATTATTTAACTACTACAAAATTTGCTAATATTTTTGATGTTATAATTACAAATCCTCCATTTGGGATAGCACAAAAAATAATTGATAAATCTTTATCAGATGTAAAAGAAAATGGTTTAGTGATTATGTTACTCAGACTTAATTTTTTTGGGTCTTTGTCCAGACAACCGTGGTGGCAAAAAACAATGCCAATTTATTGTTATGTGCATTCAAAAAGAATGAGATTTTATGGAACAAAAAATACCGATTCAATTGAATATATGCATGCTGTATGGCAAAAAGGAAGTATTCAAAATTATACTAAGTTGAGAGTTATTTAAAATGAAGATTAATGTATTAAGTTTAGGGGTTAAAGAATCGGTTTGAGTAAATATGAAGATTCACTTACTTAATATTTTTTTCTATTGCTGCTTGTGCAGATGCTACTGCTACATCGTGTAATAACTCGCCGAGTTTATTTTTCAATTTTTTCTTTTCTTCCTCTGATAAATTTCCTATCATTTTTGAAAATAAAAATTTTAGTGTTTTAATTAACATTATTCTTTCTCCTCATTATCGCTACTCCACGCCATATCGCCCTCTTCACTGTCTTGTGTCATTGAATCACAGAGTCCGGCGCAACAATCTGAGTTATGAACAAATACCCCAGCGCTAATCGCAAAATTATGGGTATCCTCAATTATCATATCATAAATTGGTTGTTTTTCGGTATCAATTATTCTTATTTCCTTTATTTTATGATTTTTAAATTTCTTCGCTTTAATTATATTCAACCTATGTATTTTATTGGATTGTTCTTTATTAAAAACGCCCCATTTCTTTATTCGTTTTCTAATTGTATCTCCGCTACATCCCAGTATAGCCCCTATTTGTCTTGGGGACACATTCTCATTTAAATATTTATTAATTATATATTCTCTATATTTTGTAATATCAAATCCTAATTTTGTTATTGAACTATGCAACATTAATTTTTGCAATGAAAGATTGGTTTCAACTTTAAGCCCTTTACACCAATTACTTGCCCCTCTTCTTGCGTTTGCTCCAGCCATTATAAATTTTTTCATTCTTTGGTCTTTATATCCTTTAAAATCATCTCTCTGATTCCAACTGGTATGTTTTATTTTTCCTTCTTTTATTAATCTACATGTTTTCTTTAATGCTTCTGAGTGCTTTCTTCTGCCCTCTACAGAAATATTGAATAAATGTGCCGCTTTGTGCATCTTGTCTAATTTTTCTTTTGTTGCCAATAATCCATGTAATTTTGCATGTGCGCTAAGAGACATTATCTGTAAATTATTTGGGTTATTGTTTAACTTATTATAATCTTTATGATGAACAACAAATTTTTGATTATTTATAGCTTTCGAAAATTCTCTATGTTCATAATGCCATTTATTTTCAAAAGGATTATAAATTTCTCTATATCCCTTTAAATAAGAATTATTTATTTTTCTATATAGTGGCATTAAAGAATCACCTACTTTTAAATTATCGGCTCTTTTATAGCCCCCATCCCTTATCATAAAAGGATGATTTAAGGTACATTTGACTATTTCATTATTATCTAATTTAATTTCTATAAATTTGTTTTCAATACCAGATTGAAAAACACAGTCTATTTTCTTCGCCATTATTTTTTCTTTTTTATTATCAATAGAATAAATATAGTTTTGTTTGCCATTCTTTTGCTCCTCTACTAATTCTTTAATTGATAATTCTCTCCCGTCAACCAGTAGTATTTTTGTATCTCCTGTAAAACAAGTATCTTTCGACCCCCTTGACAACCCTTCTTCTTTCATTCTACGCCGACTTGTTCTTGGATGGTTTATTTTACCTTTATCTGTTATTATAAGCTCCTCGACTTCCCTGAGTAATGGAGCGTAAGGATAATAATTTATATCCTGCTTATATATAAAATCCTTGAATGTATTATATGGTGCTGTTGTACGCTCTAAACTTATTAACTGTGAGTCTATATTTTCACGCTCACATAAATTTAAAAATAATGAGCTGTTCCAACCATCCGATGTTATTTTATGTATATGGAATCCAAGGCCACCCAAAGATACTTTGCCTTTATGCAGTCTAAGTAATATAAAATCCAATATCTTGGACATGTCTATTTCTTGTCCTTTTCTTGCTCTTATAGCCAATAATAAGTCTATATATATTTTTACTCTGTCCATTATATAATATCTGTGCGCCAAACCAATACCTGCGCTATCTACAACTCCACGAGATAAATCGATATGGATATAATACTCTGCTGTTTGTTGGCGTTCTTTTAATTGAATCATTTGGCGCTCCAATGATTCTGACGGTTGTATTTCATATTGTTTTTCTAATTGCCAAATTTCCCAAGTATAATATGGTTTAAACCAAGACTCAAATTCTAAATCTTTCAACTCATCATCATACACTATTATATTTTCTTGGTTTACTCTAGGATCTTCTCGAAATATTTTTTCGCCATTTTGGTCTAAAATATATCCCACAGATTGTAATATTTTTTCTGGTCTTTTTATAAAACTACTACCTCTAGTTTTAGGAATCTTACATTCAAACATCAACATTGCGTTTTCCTGATCCTCATCAAATTCATCTTGAAATGTAGAGCGATTTACAATATAAGGTTTTAATTCTTTAGGACAACCTCGTTGGCTCCTAACACTCCATGTAGATTCTCTCATATATAAACATTTTGGTATTTCTCCTTTTTCTGCTTTTTCTAATAAATGAGCCATATAATCACTGCCGTTCGTCAAAAAACTAATATAGAATAATTTAAAGAATTTTGGACATGTTGCTTTAGCGGTAGTTTTAATATGCCTTCTAATTGCCTCTGCTTTGTCAAATCTAAACTGTGCTATTTCATCAAAGACGGCAAACACAACGTTTTTTCCTTCAGCTTTAAATTTGACGCTGTTAAGAGAGTATGCTGTTATATTCTTTGGAAATATTATACTATTTTTTTGTATATCTCTACTTAAATCCATCCCTTGTTCTTCAAAGAAGTTCTTTTTAGTTATAGGGTTTATACAATTTTTTATCCTATTCTTAAATCTCTCAAAAAATACTGTTTTCGCTTGTGTTTCATCAAAACTAACATTTACAATATCTATTGGTTCTCTTGATTTAAGACCTAAAAACTCTGATGGGTCTGGTTGTTTTAAAAGATAGTAAACTATATATGTTAATAGGTTTGATATTAAAAAATCTTTTCCAGAATTATGATTAACAAATCCTTGTGCGATATAAGTATTTGTTTCTGGAACTTCCAAATCATAAATATCATCTTCGCCAATACATTCTATTTCCGTTATCTCATCCCATGCTAACATTTTAATTTACCTTCTTTAAATGTTTTGGTGGATTAAATTTCATTCTTTTGCTAATTTTATATTTTCTTTGTTTTTCTCGCTCTTCTGATAATGATTCATTTGGAGCTTTGGATACCATAATCTTTTCCTTAACCTTTAAGTCTTTTATTTCTTTCCATCCATCTTTAGACAAAAACCTATGATGCTCTCCAACCAATATTTCCTTTCCTGATTTTGTCTTTACCCTATATATTTTTGATTTTCCTTTATAAAATGGTATTCCTGTTTTTTGAGTAACAACCCTTCCTTTGGGGTTACCTTTATTGCTACGTCCTATTATCTTAACTCCTTTTACCAATATTGCCTTCTTATTTTCTGATAGTTCTTTTATAGTATATTCTCTTTTTGTTTCCTCATCTCTAAGTTTTACACTTCCTGCTAAACATCTTTTTCCAAATCCTATTACAAGTTCATTAATATTAGTTGATAGTGATTTATAGCCATTGGAAAATGTTTTTTCAACTGGTATCATTTGTTTTGGAAATAACTGCGCATGTATCCAATTCTTGAAAAACTCTGTAGGGGATATGATAATATTATCTTTGGTTTTTATTTTTTGTTTCCAAAAATTATCATAGAATGTACCAACATTAATATTATTTTTTTCTTTCTTTTTAGCCATATTAGTATTGCTGGGTTGTTCTTAATATAAAATTATTATTGTCTGCCAATGCCCTTCGATAATAGTCTATATTCTCTTTTATAATTTCTGGGTCAATAGAAGTTCCAGAAGTATTTATACGGGTTGATAGACCTACTTGCGTTGTTTGTGTTGCTATATCAAAGCGAATATCAAAAATCTTTAAATTTTCTGCTTCTGTTGCGGGTAAGCTAGTATTAGTCAAAGTTATTCTCTGCCCTAATTCTAACTCAGTTCTTAATCCTACTAGGGTTAATGTTCCTCCATAAATTGGTTTATAATAATTTGATAAATTAGCCGCAATTGCGCTCATCAATGGAGTATCATCTATAATACTAGTTAAGCCTTGGACATATCTAAAGCTAGCGTTTTTATATAAATATGTTCCCCCGGAATTTCCCGTATCAATATATACTGTTAAATCCTCATTTAACCTTTTTTCGGCAAAATGCATTTCCATTATACAATGGTCTCTGTGCACATAAACTACCGAATCTCCACGTACTGTATCATTTTGTATACTTACTCCGCCCTCATTAGTCCATTTACCACGACCATTAGGAGCGCAATAATAATGGTCTGTCCATGCTGTTCTATTTTCTGCTATCATTTCAGAAAAGAATTTTACATTTCTCTTTCTGTAAATATAATAGTGGTCATACTCTGGTAATGTCCATGAAGTTTTTTTCCAATAATATTTATATTTTCCTGTTTTTTCATCAATACCGTTTTTATACCAAACATGATTATCACCACTATGGGAATAAGTATTAATACCAGTACTATGAAAATTACCATCATCCACTAAATATGTTTTTGTATTAGTTGTAGTCCCTGATTGCTTAAAAATACCTATTTCTCCTCTACCTCCTTCATCTATAGCTTCTTGAATACTATTATAATGCTGTGATGGACTATAAGTACTGTTAATTGCTTTTTCATAAATTTTACTACCACTACCGCCACTAATTACTATTCTTGACCTACTGTTTGATAAATCAGAAAGACCATCAAAATTTACAACTTTATTAGTACCAATGGTCTCTCCTATAGTTGGAACCCTAAAAGAATGTGTTGCTCCGTTTATTTTATTTATATTTAGTTTGCCATTTATATCAATCCAAAACCAATAATCTCCTGCTATACTACAAGCCCAATCTAACACACTCATTATAGAATTTGCTTGGTATTTTACAGTAACTGTCAAGTTTGGTAAATTGTTAGTAAAATTTGTTATTCCTGCTTTTATTAATAGGTCATTCACAATATTTCTTAAATAGCCTTTTTTTTGGTATATCATTGGTGTATATAATTGATTAAAATAATATTTCCAATCTTTACAATTATATACTATTTCTTGGCCGTTTGCTCCTAACCGCCTACTAATACTAGATACATATCCTGAAAATCTTGGTTGAACATCACCATCAGAATTTATTATATACCCATATATTTTTTCGCCTGCTACTAATTTTAATGTACTATCAAATTCCTCTAATTGAATAACAGTCATACTACTACCAGAAATTAACAAATTTATTGATTCTATAAATAAAGTTTGGTCGTTGGCATGAACAATACTATCTGATATTACGCCCCCGCCACCACTAACAAAATTATTATAATTCCCAGATGACAAATATGTTACATCAAAGGAAGTTTTATAATCATTATAATGTGATGTTGTTCTATGTATTCCTGAACTACCTGTTGTAGTATGAGAACCAGAATTACTTGCTGTGTTATCAGTTTCATCTGCCTTGTCTGCATCATCTATATTATCGCCTGTAATATTGCCGTCCTCGTCTCCAATTGCTAATATTTGTTCCTCTTTCCAATCTGAAAGAGTAATTCCAGTCCAATCTACTATAAATAATTTTATATATGGGTGAAAAATAGTATAGTAACAATCACTTCCTTCCTTAATAGCCACTGTGGAATAAGAATCATTACTATTTATAACTGCTCTTCCATCCCCACCAACAGTATATGATCCTGCTATTTTTTTACCATCTAAAGAAGAATAAGCAAAACTACCAGTATTTACTCCTGTATATGCGGATTGTATATCTGCTACAACATCGCCAACGCTATTATCTATAATAGATTCTTTTTTAGTTTTATCCATAATTTTCCATAAAGCAGGATCTACCGCCCCGTCATATGCTAATATTCTATATTTTAGTGGGTCTAAATAATTTGGTGATGTTGGGTTTGTTATAGCCTCTAATGTTTCTGTCCAATCTATGACAATAGAATCTGTTCTTTCACTCATTAAACCATCAGTATTAACAAGACTAGGTGGATAAATGAGTACACCAGAACAATAATTTATATCGTGGGTAACATCCATATCTGGTGATAATATACCCTTATATTCAGCCGCAATACTACAAAAACGACCCCATGCCACTAACTGATCCCATTCGCCAGTGTCAAAACTCCAACCATCATATAAACAATGATATACTTTTATATCTGCGCCGCCATTAAATCCAGTTATGCTTATTTTTGTTCTTCCATTTTTCCCATGTTGTGTACCCTTTGTAAAAGTAGCAGGACAACTGTAATCATGACGAAATGCAAATCGCACTGGTTTGGGACTACCAATATTTGTTTCTTTTGTACTTTTATAGCCTACTATTGGTAGCTCTATTTCTATAACTCCATCATCTCTAAATTTACAATTAACTTTTGCTACTCCACCATCTGTTATATCACTCATTCTAATTCCTCCATAGTATATGTTAAAATAGTTTCTTGTGTAATTTGTCCTTGTTTTATTTCATTTCCATCACCATCTGTTACTGTTAACGAATAAAGATAATCATCTTTAGTAGGAATACTATTAAATTCTATATCTCTATACCTTCCTGTTACATCATAAATTCTATATTTAGTACTTGCTTCTCCATATATTGTTGGTAGTTTTATAGGATAAAATATTTTATCTGCTGACATTATTTCAAATACACCATCAGAAATTATATCATTATTGGGAAAATAAGAATTAATTTGAAATTGCCATATCGGTATAAAAAATGCTGTGGTTAACTCCTCAAACGTTAAATCTAAGGTTTCATAAGTAACTTTTTTCAATTCCATTTCTTTGGTCGTAGTATTAAATCCTATAACATAATATAATATAGGATTATTGAAATCAGGAGTTTCGGTTATTCCGAGTGTTTGTTCGGCGAAAGTATATTTAATATCTTTTTCATAAAAATACCCTGCGTCTAATGTAATAGATGATTGGTTTAATTTACCAGTTATCATAGTTTCATCGCTCCCATACATTATTCCAGAATCGTCAGTTTTAGAGACGCATGCCCTGTAATGATAGCAAGTATTATGAGTCAAACCAGAAATATTAGCTGAAAAATCACCTATTAAATTTTTTATTTCTTTGGTTGTCTCATTGCCATAAGAGTCTGTTACTCCCCATTCAAACCATACCTTTACCTGATCTTCTCCTCCTAAATCATATAGTATTCCCTTTATTGTTGCTGATGTTAGTGTTACATTTTCTGCTCCATCTGTATTAATATATATTTTTTGCCAATTAAATTCATAAGAACCCATGTCTGGTGCAGAACCGCCATAATTTTCTACATAATCTGTTACTACTATACCTGTGTCTCTGCAAGGAGAATCGCTTTCCAATGTTGCTACATTAGTTGCCGTAAACTTAGGATCAGATGTTATATCATGTGCCCCTGGAGAATAGAAACCATTGTCTGTTACATTATAAAGACAGTTATAGTCTGCCTCTGTTGGAACAGAACCACACAGTTCAGGTTCTATATTTTCAAAAATACAGTTTTTATAATAAGACGTTCCTTGACTCCAGATTACTCTACCCAATCCTGATGCGTTCCTAATAGTAACTTTGTAAAATCTTAGTGCCCCGCTGTGGACGTATATCGAAAGTCTATTATTTTGCCCATCAATAAATACATTTAGTAAAGTTAAATTTGTTTGGTAAAATCCATTATACAGCTTTTGGCTTATGTCTCCTGTGTCCTCTATTTTTATTGTAATATTCTTTAAATAGACCGTTCCTACAAATGGGTTATGATATAAAAAAGAATGACAGTAACTGTAGCTACTCCAACCAGAGGCATGTATTACAACATCCTCAAAGTTCCCCGTTTCAGACTCTATAGTTATTGGATTTGTTATCGTTGGGTATGTTCCCTCCAAATTTTCTTCATTATAAACACCAGATTTTAATATAATTGTAACATTGTCTCGCACAGCTAGTTGTATTGCTTTATACAAATGCTTGTATGGTTTGTCATAATTACCAATTCCATTATCATCATCTCCATCTGTTGCAACCCAAATAGTTAGGGGTTCTTCTAATTTTGGGTCTGTTTTTGCGGATTGAAATGTATAATTATCAAAACCACTTATGGTACAAGGAATATCAATCTGTTTTTCCAAAACATCATCAGCATATATGTCTACCCTATCCGCTGGCATTGAATCACTATAGTTTACTATATTTTGATCTATATATACATCTATTGGGTCTGGATTATAAATTATAGTAGTTGTATCTGCTATAACTTTTTTGCCATCGTCATCATAAAAATATCTGGTATAAAATGTATATGTTCCTGCTGTTGCCGGCAAATTTGATATTGTTGTAGTGCTACTATCAATATCTGTACTATACCAAGTTATATTATCCCAACTATAATAAAGTTTTATTGCCGATAAATATATATCCATAGTAAAACTAGTATGGGCATATTTTGGATAGTCCGCCCTGTTCTCATAGAATCTCAATGGTATAACAATTTCTTTAACTTTATTATCTATTACTGTTTTTGTGGAAATTACTAATTCATCATAGCCACTAATAGTGTCTGGAGTTATAGATATATAGTTGGCGTTTATATCACCATAATCTAGTGCTGTTGTAAGATAATAAATATTTGTTCCTGATTTTGCGTATACACGAATAACAGATGATAGTGGTTGATTTATATATAGTCTCCACTCGCTAGCATCACCATAAAATATTTCATCTTCATATTCAGTATTATTAAAAACATTACATTTTTTTGTTATTTCTAATCGTTCTGTAAAAGTTTTTTCTTGAACCGCAACATGTAATGTGCCTATTCCTGTTGCTACAGATTCTATTTCTACCCTAATCTTATCACCCAGAGAGATATTGTTATCACTGAGAGTGATAGTTTCATTTTTCGCCAAATTATTAGCTGTTACAGTATATGTATATTCTAATATATCTGCTAAATATACTTTTATAATTGTACTCCCTGAACTACCAGTATTGCTAAAATCAACAGCCAAGCTATCTAATGTTCCTGTTACCGATGATGTAAATGTGAAAGTACTAACTGTTGGTGTTTTTATGAATAATGGATATGTTAAAAGATTATATCTTCTTTGGGTTTTGCCTGTTATCCACAAAAAACCAAATGAAGAACTATGTAATTTTTGAACCAACCATTCCAAACCAAAAGAAGGTATTTTTTTAACTAACCACTCAAAACCAAAAGACGTCAGTGTTTCAAATGAAACTTCATCACCATAGGCGTAACCTCCCGAATTATGGGCATATGCTCGTACATAATAGATTTGACCGACATCTAAACTGGTTGCCGAAAGATTAAAAATTCCAGTTCCATAATCACCAGTTTCTTTTACATTATTTGGATAATCAGAACTTGCTGGTGCTATATTGCCTGGGTCTCCATGAGATACAGTATCATATACAAATCCACGTTCATCGGCATTTTCACCGCCCGTATCTGTTATATCACCATTTAAAGTTGCCGACTCTTGAGTTATATCTGTAGTTGCTGTGGTGTCTAATGTTGGTGGCGATTCGCCATATACTTCTAACTCTGATAACATAGTCCATTTATTACTACGAGTAAAAGCAAATTTTATATAACGATATTTTCCTGATAATCCAGTTATTTCTCCCCAATTACATGTATTATCTGAAGCAATAAATGTATCAGATCCTAATTCTGTCCAATCACTATCATTAGTAGAGCCATAAACTATAACAGATGGGGCACCTATGCTGCAGTCATTATCACGTGAATAGCGTACTTTAACGCTATCAATATGATATATGCTTTCTAAATCTATTCTTATAGTAGGGTCTAAAAGTGACCACCCAACATCACAACAGCTCACTTGACAACAACCATGTTGGTCGATCAAACCATTTGTTAGCTCTACACCCCCATCATCAGGATAAGAGCCACTTGGTGCTGGGTCTACTGTATAAGGTTTGTTTAATGATAGTAACAT